CAAAATATGATTTAGTATCATTTATTAAACATAGAGTAAATACTAAAATGAGTGATCTAGGATATGGTTCTATTGTAAATGGTATAGACCAAGACGCAATTCAAAGAATGAAGTGGTTTGATAGCTTATCTGGAGGTAAACAACACACAGATTTCTTTGCTAATAGAGTTACTAATTATTCAAAAGGTGTTCAAAATTGGGATGCCGCAGCAATGTTTTAAAATATGGAAAATAACGCATTACAAGTAGATTATAGCAACTGGGAAGCTGGAAAACAATACCCAGAATGGATGGATGAAATATCTCTTGCTACAATTAGTAAAGGATACTTACTCCCAGGAGAAACAGTTAAAACAGCATATAGAAGAGTTGCAAATGCTGCAGCTACAAGACTTAAAAAACCTGAATTATCTAATAAGTTTTTTAAGCTTATGTGGAATGGTTGGTTAGGTTTAGCATCACCTGTTTTATCAAATATGGGTACAGATAGAGGATTACCTATTTCTTGTTTTGGTATTGATACACCTGATTCTATACGTGGTATAGGGTTAACAAACGCAGAATTAATGAAACTAACAGCCTCTGGTGGGGGTGTGGGAATTTCATTAAATCGCATTAGACAACGTGGTACTGAAATAGCAGGAAATGGTAAGTCTGAAGGTGTAGTACCTTGGGCTAAAATTTATGATTCTTCAATTATTGCTACTAATCAAGGAAATGTTAGAAGAGGAGCTGCATCAGTAAATTTAGATATTGAACATGGTGATATTGATGAATTTTTACAAATTCGTAGACCTAAAGGTGATCCTAATAGACAATGTTTAAATCTTCACCAATGTGTAGTTGTTGGAGACTCATTTATGAGAAAACTAGAAGCTAGAGACCCAGAAGCAATGAATAGATGGGCTACAATATTAAAATCTAGAATGGAAACAGGTGAACCTTATATCATGTATAAGGATAATGTTAATAAAGATAACCCAATTGCCTACAGATTGAATAATTTAAATGTTAGTATGACTAATATTTGTTCTGAAATTACATTATTTACAGATGAAGAACATTCGTTTATTTGTTGTTTAAGTTCATTAAATTTAGCTAAATATGAGGAATGGAAAGACACAGATACTGTAGAATTAGCCACTTGGTTTTTAGATGGTGTAATGCAAGAATTTATTGATAAATCTAATGGGAAAGATTCATTAAGAAGAACTCATCAACATGCTAAAAAAGGTAGAGCATTAGGTTTAGGTGTAATGGGGTGGCATACATTCTTACAACAAAAAGGTCTTCCATTTAATTCTATTGCATCAACAGCTTGGACTCATACTATTTTTAGTGATATTAGAGGAAAAGCTGAAAAAGCATCAATGGAGTTAGCTAATGAATATGGTGAACCTCTTTGGTGTAAAGGTACAGGTATGAGAAATACCCACCTATTAGCTGTAGCCCCAACAGTATCTAATTCAGTTATTGTAGGTGGCATTAGTGCTGGAATTGAACCATTACCAGCAAATATTTATACTTTTAATGGTGCAAAAGGTACATTTATTAGAAAAAATAAAGTACTACAAGCATTATTGAAAGAAAAAGGTGAAGATAAAGATGAATGGTGGGATCAAATGCTAATTGATGGAGGATCTGTAATGAATCTTCCAGATAATATTCTTACTCCTGAAGAAAAAGAATTATTTCTAACATTCCCAGAGGTAAATCAATTAGAATTAGTAAGACAAGCTGCCTTAAGACAAAGATATATAGATCAAACCCAATCTTTAAATTTATCATTTGATGTAAACGATTCCCCAAAATGGATAAATCAAGTACATTTAGAGGGGTGGAAGTTAGGAATTAAAACATTCTATTATTTAAGAACAGATTCAGTAATTAAGGGGGATTTAGGATCTCGTATGGCTGATTGTGTTTCTTGTGATGGGTAGTATATTTATAATAGCAAACATTAAAAACAAATAACAATGGCAAGAAAAGCAAAAACTAAAAAAGAAACACCAACTTTACCTCCGGTAAAACTTAGTTGGTTTAAAAGAACATTTAACTCTGTTAAAGGTTGGATTTTAGGAAATGGAATTGAAGGCATATTAGGTTTAGTCTTAGGACTTTTACTTTGGTCTTTTGGTTATAAAATCTACGCAGGATTCGCATTAGGTGTATTTGCTACACGTAATTGGGATTTAGTAAAAGCATGGGTATCAAAGTTACTTAGTAAGTAAAAAAAATATTAAATAATTTTTTTAAATTTTTAAAAGGAGGTGCACTAGCACCTCTTTTTTATGTATTTATAATAAAAGAAGTTTCCCCAATTAACATGTTGTAATAATGAATTATTTAAAAAGAAAATTTATGGCATTTAGAGAAATATTTAAAGATAATAATGACATTAATGAAAAAAGTGTTATTGGGTTTATGTCATTTGCTGTAATGGTAATATTTGCAGTAGTAGATTTAATTACAGGATACTTTCAAAAAGGTTTAGTAATTAATGAGTTTATATATGAATCGTTTTTGGTAATAACCTTAGGATGCTTTGGCATAGCAGGGTTAGAAAAGATTTTTGGGAATAGATCATCCAAAAATAAGGATAAATTTGATTACCCCGATAAACGATAATAATATGAAAAAACATCTTTTATTTTTATTCCTATTATTAATAGGATTTCAATTACAAGCCCAAAATACCCAAAAAAAAGATTCATTTTTAAAAGAAATTTATAATGATTTCTTAAAATATGGGACAATTTATGCCGCCGGAGACATTTCAAATTCAATTGAAGCAGCAGAACCTACTTATTTTGTAAGAACAGGCGAAGGAGGTACATTATACGATATACCCAGAGTAGAAGATAACACTCCAAATTACCCATTTGATTATAGAATAGGTATTGGGATTAGAAAATTAGCTAGGTTCGACTATGAAAGAAAACCTAAAAACTTTTATGATGGCACAGAAAGTCAATTAGTATTTTCAGCTCCTACCTCAGCTGTCCAAGGATTAGAATATCAACTTCATTGGGAAAAAGAAAGATGGATGGGTAGAGAATTTAGAAACCATAATATATTCATAAAACATACTGGTAGATACCATATACTAAAAGTACAAAGTAGAGAAGTACAAAAAATAAATTTAAATTATAATTCAGCAGAACTTAGAGCTAGATTGCCAATAGGTAAAAAGTTTTCTATATCTGCAGGAGCTATTGCTAGAGGCCATGATAGAGCATATGGGTATAATCCTATAGAAATATGGTTAAATGAAATGGAAATGGATGAAAATGGGAATATGTTCCCATCTAATCCTTGGTATACTTTAGGATATAAATATGGATACCAAGATGTACCTTATACTGAAACAAGTACTGATCCTATTACTGGAGAAGAAATAGTAAGGAATGATTGGTATTGGCTAAACCCAGATGGTGATAGAGTAGCAGATTCCGATTTAGAATTTAGAGATACCTATTTTACTAGGTTAATGAACCGATATAATGGAGAAAAATGGAGCCAATTAGATCCTTGGGTAGAGATAGCTCCTATTATTGGTTTTGATTTTTATCATTATGAATCTAAATTTTGGCTACACGCGTATGCTAATTGGATTTTACCTTATCACCATTATGTTATGGGTGATGAAAATTTTTCATACTTACATAGAAATGGATGGGGTAAAGGAGGACATATGGAAGATCATGCAATGGGAAAAGGTGAACAATGGACCGACTACTCAGTAGGTATTAGCTTAGGATGGAAAATCAACAGAAATTTAGGAATATTTATTGAAGGTGAATTTGCTAAAATGTGGGATAGTAGATTATACCAATCTACATTTGGTTTAAACTATACATTCAAATAGTAAAACACAATGACTAAACAGATAGGAGAAAATACTAAAATTACACTAGACTTAAAAACTATAGGAATTGTTGTGTTTTTTATAGCAACAGTTATTGGTATGTGGTTTACATTACAAGCAGATATAGAAAGAGCAAAAGCACTTCCTGAACCTGAGATTGAAAGAATGGAGTTTGATATGAAAGATGAACTTATTAGATCAACTATTATGGACACCCAGGATGATGTTGAAGATATAAAATCCCAATTAGAAAAAATTGATGAAAGATTATATGAGCTCCAAAAAAGAAATTAATATGAAATATCTTTTTTTCCTCATACTATTAACCCTTAGTTTTAATCTACAAGCCCAAGATTGGGTTGGTGATAAAGATTATAAGAAAAAAATTCACGAAAAATCCCCATTTGGAGATGATGAAAGTTCAATTGTAATAATTGAATTTTGGGTTAAATTTAATAATGATAATTCCTTTAAAGAATTTAATAAATTAAAAAATGTTACTCATTATTATAGATGCAATTTAGCTTTCAACCCAGTACTAAAGAAAAAATATAAAGTAAGAATGGCTCCTACCATATTAATTTTTAAAGATGGTATATTAGAAGAATCTTTTAGAGCAGGATTAGATTTAGAATGTCCTGTTACCTTAAAAGAATTACAAGAAACAATTAAAGAAACGCGATTATCTAATCAATTTTAATATTTATAAACATGCTATTAAAAGTAGGTTCACGTGGTAAAGAAGTAAAAGAACTCCAAGAATTTCTAGAAATTGGAGCTGATGGGATATTTGGTAAAGGTACCGAATCTTCTGTTAAAAAATGGCAATCTGAAAACGGTTTAGTAGCTGATGGTATTGTAGGTCCTGCAACATGGGATGTTATGGGATTAGCTACAACAGATTCATCAGAACAAATTTACACTACAGAAAATGGATTAGTTGTTGAAAAATATTTTTTACCTAAAGGTGAATATAAAAATGGACCTACAAATAAAGAATATGTTTTCTTACACCATACAGCAGGTTGGCACAACCCATTTAAAACAATAGATCATTGGGGTAGAGATTCAAGAGGTGCAGTAGCAACCGAATTTGTATTAGGTGGTCAATCAGTAAAAGGAAATGATAATAAATATGATGGAAAAATGGTTCAAGCATTTCCTGAAGGTGCTTATGGTTGGCATTTAGGAAAAAATGGTTCACAACACATGCACACACATTCTGTAGGTATTGAAGTAAATAATTTTGGGTATATTGTAAATAGTAAAACATATGCAGGTACTAGAGTAGAAGAATCCCAAATAGTTACTTTAAAAGAACCATTTAGAGGTCATAAAACATGGCATAAATACTCAGATAAACAAATTAAAGCTATCAGATTATGGTTACTATGGATAGCTGAAAGAGATAATATTGATGTTAGAGAAGGTCTCCCGTCTCTAATTAAAGAAAAGGGAGCTAAAGCATTTGATTTTAATCCTGATGCTTATTACGGAAAAGTAAAAGGTACTTGGACACATACTAATACTAGAAAAGATAAATTTGATATGTTTCCCCAAGAAGAATTATTAGAAATGTTAATAACTTTATAAACAATGCAAACAAAAATTACAATAGTGGGAATAACATCATTTTGCACCTATATGTGCACATATCTTTTAAATTTATCTATGGATAACATGGAGCAATACTTAGCTGTAGTAGCTGTATTATGGTTAGATGGTGTTTTTGGTATTTGGGCGGGAATAAAAAGAGAAGGATTTAAAACTTATAAAGCACTTAAAATAACAAGAAGTACATTTGTATGGTTAGCTATATTAACAGTAATTTTAATGGTGGAAAAAGGATTTGCAGGGACAGCTTGGCTATCTGAAGTAGTTATTGTACCGTTTATGGTATTACAGTTAATAAGTGCCCTTAAAAATGCATCTATGGCTGGTCTAATTAAAGTAGAAGAATTAAATAAAATATTAGATCGTATAGATAAGCATAAGGGTTTTAGAAACTAAAACTTAAAATTATGCTTAAAAAAATTCAAGAGAGAATATTTCCTTTTATTATAGCACTATCAGCACTTTCTGTAAGTGCATCAGCTGCTTTTTACTCAATAAGTGGTCTTAGTAAATTATTTGCAGGTGCAACCTTTGCGGTTATTGTAATGGCTTCATCTTTAGAAATAGCAAAATTAGTAATTGCATCTTTACTTTATCAATATAGAAAAGGATTACCTAAATTATTAAAATATTATTTATCTGTAGCCTGTATAGTATTAATATTAATTACTTCAATGGGAATTTATGGTTTCTTATCTGCGGCATACCAAGAAACAGCTGCAAAAGCCGGAACAATTGATGCCCAAATTGAATTAATAGAAACTAAACGAGATAATGTTAGGGACCAGTTAACGGTATATAACGCTGAAAAAAGCACCATTAACGGGGCAGTAGCTGATTTACAAGCTGGCTTAGCAAATAATGTTATACAGTATAAAGACAGAGAAACCGGTGAGATTATAACAACAACCTCTAGTTCAACTCGTAAAGCATTAGAAAGACAATTAGACCAAGCTATTGAGCGTCAATCCCAAATTAATTCTAAAGTAGATACTTTAAATGAACAATTGTTTAATTATGAAACTGAAATAGTTGAAGTAAGGACAAGTGATGCTACGTCAAGTGAATTAGGCCCTTTAAAATATCTTTCAGGATTAACAGGAACTTCTATGGATAAAATTATTAACTGGTTATTATTAACTATTATATTTGTATTTGATCCTTTAGCTATTGCCTTAGTAATTGCAGCTAACTATGCTTTTGAAAGGCTACGCCCTAAAACAAAAAAAAACCTTTATGGTGAAGAAGTAGTTATAGATAATACCGAAGATGATGGTTATTGGTCAGAAGAAGAAATAGCAGATTTTAGAAACCAATTTGATTCAGAAAATGAATTAGGTTCATCATTTGAAGATGAATTACCACCAGATGAATGGGAAGAAGCTGAAAAAAGAATGGATATAATTGGTCAAAACGGAAATGATGGAGAACATTATTCCGAAGAAAATTTTAATAATTATAACCATACACAAGAAAAAGATTTAGAAGAACAAATTTCTAAAACTTCAAAAGCTAATAAATATGGTCCTAAAGGCTGGAAAACCCTCCAAAAAAAATTAGATGATATTAGGGCTAAAAAAAATAATGACGATAATGATTTAATTATTCGTTATTAAAGAACCAATCTTTTACACTATAGGTTGGATAACATGGTCAAATTAGTTATCGTTCCCGTTCGACATTTGAAGAATGTACAAGTCGGCTACGATAAGTTTTCTTAAGTAGTAGGCCACTACGTTTTCAAATTAAAACAATTATTAACCAAAATCAAAAAAATGAAAAAAATGATTTTAACATTAGCTTTCGGCTTGTTTATAACAGTTGGAGCTATGGCACAAAATGCCAAAGGTGACTGGTACATAGGTACTGGTGACATCGCTAATACAGCATGGACTGAATGGTCTTTATCTCCTACAGTAGGGTATGCTATAACAGATGACCTAATGATAGGTGCAAATGTTTCTCAAGCTGACTCTACAGAGGATGTAGCTTTAGATCTACATGCAAGATATTTTTATAAAGGATATTTTGCTTATGTAGCAACTAAAGGATTAGATACTGATGGTCTTAAATTAGGAGTTGGTAAAATGTTCTCATTTCACAAAAATGGTATGTTTATCGACCCTAAAGTTGTATACGATACAGCAGCTAAAACTACTAACCTACAGTTAGGGTTTGGGTTGAAGTTTTAATTACTATTTAATAGGTTAAAATTAAATTATCATGATAAAAGAAAGGCGCCTTAACTGGCGCCTTTTTTCTTTCTATGCGAAGATATTTGGTTCCCCGAAAGAGAGTTCGTATATTTACCCTGTAAATGAGGCGCGAGCCCAATAAAATAAAGGTTATGAGTAAAATTAGTATTAAAAATCAAGAAGAAAGAAATGATGTAATGATGTGGGTTTCAGATCTATACAAAGATGTGTATGGTATTCGTCCTCGTGGTTATAATTTCTCTGAATGGCCTAATCAAGAATTAGAGGATTTTGTTAATGATTTGTGTGAGCAAAATGAAAAAGAAATAGCTGAAGAAAAAGCTATGGAAGAAAAAGCAATTAAAGACGTAATGTCATTAGGTGCTGATAGAAAAACAGCATTAAGGTGGTTAGATCAAGCTGATGCTCATTTCATATATGGTGATGATGAGTTTTATGAAGATAGTATTGAAAAATACGGTTGGGTTGCTACACATTTTGATAAGGTTTAGGCCTAAAAATTTGGAGAAGCAAGAAAGCTTTCGTATATTTACAAGGTAAAACGGGTGAGAACCCAAGTATTAATTAAATAAAAGTTATGTCGAAAAAAATCAAAGAAGTATTAAAAAGAGGTGATGTTGAGTTTACAGTTAAAGGTATTACTACTTATTGTAAAGGTGAAGATGGTGAGTATGGAATGAACCCAAAATTATTTAGAGTATCTGATGATGCAAGAGCAATTAATGCTGATTATGATGGGATGAATGTTACCAAATGGGGTCCTACCTGTGTTACATTGTATACATTTAATATGTTAGGTAAAAAATCAGTAGGTAAAATTAATTACAAAGACATTATCTTAAAAGAAATTGAGGTTGAATGTTCAGCTGAATTAGATAATGAATGGGCAAATGAAAGTATTTAATAATAAAAAATAAAAGGTTATGTTTATAGATATAGAAGTATTAGCAGATCGGTGGGAATTAGAGCAAGAATTGCTTAACCAACTCCAAGAAGAATTATTAGAAAACCCGGGTATTTTAATTTCTGAAGAAGAAGAAGAAAACGATTTACCCTTTTAACATGAGGATACCTAAAAAACCTAGTGGGAGAAGAGCTATGCCCTTTTATTGGTGGAGACGTTTTAGAACACACAAATCTTTACCTTATAGATCCCCTTTAATTGATAAAATTAAAAATGGAGATTTTGATTATTCTCCTTATTTTCAACAAGCTGAATGGGAATTACATTGGATGAAAGATGAACAAAAAGAATTTATCCAAAATTATCAGGGTAATGACCCCAAACAAGATAGACTTTATATGGATATTGAATTACGTGCTAGGAAACGTTATAATAAACTTATAGAAGATGCTTTTAAAGATGAAAACGAAAAACTTACTAGAATTACAGATGAATTCTGTAAAAATTTTAAAATAAACAAAGAAGATTTTAAAAATTTAGTATCTAAGTTTGGTGGTAGTTTAGAAAAATTGTATATTCATTGTCAAAATAATTATTAATGGTAGAATTTATTAAACACGCATTTGGATTTTGTGGGGAACATTGGCATCCAAATATTTTTACAATAATTTTAGGTGGGCTTGGAATCACCCCAGTTTTTAATTATATTTATTATAAATTTAAGAAAGTAAAACAGTTATATGAAAATTAGCCACGAAACACCTCTTTGTTTACTAGGAGATAGTAAAAATTTTAATGATTATGATTATTGTCTTCCACATTTATTAGATGAAGAGCCTGGTTATTTAGAGTACTTTTTAGAAGCTAAAAAAGCAGGCCGTTATATTATAATGGATAATTCACTCCATGAATTGGGTGAAGCCTATGATCATTCTCGTTTAATACATTGGATAAACGAAATAAAACCGAATGAATTTATTGTTCCTGATGTTTGGGAAAATGCTGACGAATCTGTAGTAAATGCTACTATTTGGAACATTTATGATTTCCCAGAAGGAGTAGAAAAAGTTGCAGTAGTTCAAGCAAAAACTCTACATGAAGCAGCTGAGTGTGTTAGGGCATATAAAGATTTAGGATATGGAAAAATTTGTTTTTCTTATGGGGCTAGTTATTATAATGAAATTTGTACCCATCCTAATAAAGATTTAGGTAAAGCATTGGGTAGATTATTTGTAATATCTACTTTACTTAAAACTGGAGAGTTAAAACAAGATGATAGAGTTCATCTTTTAGGATGTGCTGTCCCTCAGGAATTTGGTTGGTATAAAGGAATTAATTGTATAGAATCAATTGATACTTCAAATCCCGTAATGGCAACTTTAGAAGGTACTAGATATACCTTAGCAGGTTTATCTACAAAACCAAAAGCAAATATGAATGATTATTTTTATATTTTAGATGATCAAATTGATTACAATTTATTAGAAGATAATCTTTCATCATTTAGAATGATAAATAATTTAGAAAATTAAAATGGCAAAATTAAGAAAAATGGTTACCTACACTGATTACAGATGGGAAGAAACCGAGGAGTTAACTCCTGAACAAGTAGAAAAATGGAAATCAGGTGATGAAGATCTACAAGAAGAAGTTTTAGATGAAGTTGAATTTGATTTAGTTCGTGATAAATGTCTTGAAGATTCTGAATGGCCTGAATTAATAGAAGAATAGTATGTTAAAAAAACAATCAATAAGGTCTAATCATAAAATTTATTTAAATAAAAGTGATAAACCAGCAGAAAAAGATGAAATTATTGCTTTAAGTGAGTTTTGGTCCGAAAACGAAGAAATTTTATTCAGAAAACTTCTTAAACAAGGAGGGAGTATGAGAATAAAAGGTAACCATTTTAAATTGGTTGTTGAAGAAAAAATGCTTAGATTAAAAGATATGTAGTAGCGTTAGCCTATACGCTTAAAATACCTGGCAAGTTTAAATTATATAAAAATGACACAATTAGAATTTGATCACCCGGATTTCCAAAGTCCAAAACACGCAGTAGTATCACTATCAGGTGGTATGGATTCAAGTACATTATTGCTAAAATGTCTTGATCAATTTGAAACAGTAACAGCTTTATCTTTTGACTATGGTCAAAAACATAAAGTTGAACTTAAAAGAGCAAAAGCTTTAGTAGATTATTTAAAGAGGAATAACCATAATGTTACTTATGAAGTAATTAAATTAGATGGGCTAGTAAAATTATTAGACTCAGCTTTAGTAGAAGGTGGAGATGAAGTTCCAGAAGGACATTACGCAGCTGAAAATATGAAAGCTACAGTAGTACCTAATAGAAATAAAATATTTGCTTCTATTACTCAAGCTGTTGCTTTATCAGTTGCTAATAGAACTGAAGAAAATACCTTAATTGCCTTAGGTATCCATGCAGGTGACCATGATATCTACCCAGATTGTAGACAAGAATTTAGAGATGCAGATGATCATGCTTTTAGAGAAGGAAATTGGGATGCTGAAAGAGTAGGTTATTACACACCATATCTTAAAGGTGATAAATTTACTATCCTCCAAGATGGAGAAGTATTATGTAAAAAATTAGGTATTGATTTTGACGAAGTTTATGCTAGAACAAATACTTCATATAAACCAACACCAGAAGGATGGTCTGATTATAA